CATCCGCGCGACGTTCACCTCGGAGACCGCGCGGCCCGCCCCCTTCAGCGCCGCCTCGATCTTCGCGCGCTCGTCCTTCGGGACGTCGGCCGCGAACGGCTTCCCGGTGACGACGGCGCGCGCCGAGCTCGTCGGGTTCGTGCCGAAGACCGCGCCGGGCTCCTTCCCCTTCAGGAAGAGCCCCTCGGCGAAGTCGCGCAGCTTCACCGGATCGACCTTCCCGGTCTTCGGGTCGGCGTTCTGCTCGGCCCACTGCAGCGCCTGGCGGGAGGCCCAGCCCCAGACCGCCCGCTGCCGGGTCGCGTCGTCGCCCTGCCCCCACGTGCTCGGGTCGTCGAGCTTCTTCCCGCCCGCGGCGTGCCGGGGAAAGTCGCCCGAGGAGCGGCCGGCCTCCATGAGCGCGTCCATCACCGTCTTCGTCGAGGCGGCCTTGTCCGGCGCCTTCAGCACCGACGAGACGACGACGAGGCCCTGCCGGTAGTCGTGGGGCGAGAGGACGCCGGCGCCGTACTTCGACCGATACTCCTCGATCGTCATCGCCTGGGCGGTGGTCGGGTCGCGCGCGACGTCCCAGAGGAAGCGACCGAAGGCATCGCTCTGGGCGTCGGTCGGCGGCTCGTTCTGCCGCTCGCGGGAGAGCATCCGCAGGTGCGCGCGCGCCTGGGCGCGGGCGTCGTCGGGGAGCTTCCCGAACGCCGGGTTCGCCTCGAGCCCCGGCACCGACCGGATCTTCCCGGCCTCGATCGCGTCCATCACCGTACCGAGGACCTGGTGCTTCGCGTCGTTCTGCGCCTTGTCGCGGAGCGCCATTCGCTCCGAGAAGAGCTGCCGGGCCTTCTCGCCGATTTCCGCGTCGGGGATGGCGAGGACGGCGTCCGCCTGCTTCGCGGGATCGCCGGGGAACTGCTGCTCGATCTTCACGACCTCCATGCGCGCGCGGTCGACGAGGACCGCCGGCTTGAGCTCCTTCTCGAGGGCCGCGACCCGGAGCGGGTCCATCTCGCCGCGCGCCGCGGTAAGGTAGGCGACGGCCTCGCCGGCGCGCTGCCCGCGGGCGAGCCCCTCGACGACGCCGGCGTGGAGCTCGGTCAGACGAGCGGTGCGCTCGGCCGCGGCGGCCTGCTCCGGCCAGGTCCGGGTCTGCGCGGCGACGGCGTTGAGGATGGTCTGCCGCGCCTCGCCGAGCTCGGGGGTCTGCATCACCGCCCCGGGGCGCGCGTTGACGGCGCCGGCGACGCCGAGATCGCCGGCGGTGGCGAGCGTGCCCGCGTACTGCTGCTTCGTATAGAGCTGCGCCTGCTGGTCGACGTGCTCGAGCACCGAGTCGCGCAGCCCCACCGCGTGCTGCCGTCGGATCGTCGCGAAGCTCGCCTTGAGGTGCTCCGGGAGCGTCTCCTGGACCGAGTCCGCCGCGTTGTTGAGCAGCTGCTCGCTCTGGTTCACGAGGTCCGTCTCGAGGGCGTCCCGGCCCTGCTGCTTCCGGGCGGTCGACACGATGTCCTGGCGCGTCCGGGCGAGATCGTTGAAGGCGTCCTGCAGGCGGGCCCGGTTCTGCTCGGTCGCGGTCTCCTCGGCGATCCGCGAGGTGACGTTCGAGAGCTCCGTCGCGCCCTTCGCGAGCGCCTCGGTGCCGCTGCTGACGTCCTGACGCTGGATCTGGGCGCCCTGCAGCGGCGCCGGCGAGACCTCCGGCAGGAGCGGACGGACGCGCGGCATCGGCTAGGCCTTCCCCTTCGACGCCGAGCCGATCCGGGTGAGGTTCGCCGCGGTCCCGAGGAAGGACCCGAGGATCCCGAGCTGGCCCTGCTTCTGCGCGTTCCGCGCCGATCGCTCGTACTGGTCCGCCTGGACGTTGTGCCCCCAGGCCTCACGGGCGGCGTTGCTCCGGACCATGAGCGCGTCGAGCTCGTTCACCGCGCGCTTCGCGGAGAAGACGGAGGCGGCGGTCCCGGAGCTCGTATCGACCGCCGACTGCGCGGCGTCGGCGCGGGCCTGGGAGATGTCCTGCGACCCGGCCATGCGGGTCCGGCCCTCCTCGATCGCGCCGCGGGCGACGGCGTCCTGCGCCTTGAGCCGCTCGATCGCGGCCTGGGTGAGGAGGCTCTCGGCGTCCGCCTGCGCTTGGTCGGACTTCCCCTTCGCGTCGAGGAGCCCTCCGCCGAGCGAAGCCGCGATCGCGATGAAGGTAAACGGGTCCATGCCTAGCCCCTCACGTCGACTTCGCGGGTGACGGCGACCACCGTGCACGGGTACGGGTCGGCCTGGCGGACGGCGCAGCGCCCGTGCTTCGCCCACTCGCCATCGACCGGGATCTCCGCGAGCCCGGTGAGGAGCTTCACCGGGCCGTCGCCGATCTCGGTGATGTCCTTCGCCTGGACGTTCCAGGGCCGGAGGGCGGTGAGGCTGCGGCCGGCCTGCAGGCCGCGCGTCTTCGTGACGTCGACGAGGACGCGCTTCACGACCTTCTCCTTGCCGCGCGCGTCGCCCCCGGCCGCCAGGTCGAGGAACTCGAGCTCGCCCTCGTAGGCGAGCCCGACGTGCACGATCGCCGCGGGCTCCGGGAGGGTCACCGCGCCGCCGGCGACGACGAGCGGGGCGCCGCCGGCGTCGGTCGTGACCACCGACCCGTCTGCGAGGGCCACCACCTCCTCGCCCTCGAGGTGGTCGAGGCCGGAGAGCTCGTCCACCGCGCGCGCCCAGGCCGCCGCCGCCGCCTGGAGCTCCGCCGGGACCGCCGGCGAGATCACCTCCGCGGTCACGTCCCGGGGGCCGGTGTAGGCGGTGATCCGGAGCCGGACCGGCCCGAGCACCGGCAGCGCGTTCCCGTCCGCGTCCTCGCGGGGCAGCGCGTCCGGGTCGAGCACGACGTCGTTCCCCACGTCGCCCGGCACGAAGACGTCGGCCGAGCTCGCGATCGCGACGGAGGCCTCCGGCGCGTAGCCGCCGCCGGCGACCTCGGAGACCGTGACGGTGGTCGCGGTGGCGTTCCGGCCGTCGAAGGTGAGCGAGGAGTCGACGAAGACCCCGAGCCGGGCGTCGTTCACCTGCCTCGAGGTGAGCCGCTCGACGTACCGCTTCGTCACGCCGCCGATGGTGCGCCGGACGACGAGGTAGACCGCATCCTCCGCGCCCTGGGGGATGGCGCAGATCGACTCGGCCTTACCGCCGCCGGCGAGCTCGTGCCAGGCCCACCCGACCGTCTTCATCGACGGCCGGTAGGTGAGGGAGAGGAGCGTCCCGTCGTCGCGGACCGCCCAGACGATGGACCAGGGCTTGCGCTGGTAGGCCCAGTCGACGACGCGGTACTGCCGCACCAGGTGGTCGGAGAGCTCCTCGAGCGGCTGCCCGAGGAACTTCTGACGGACGTCATCCCAGATGAGCGCCATCACGCTGTCCGCCCGGTCGCCGACGTACAGGACGTCGTCGAGGACGCGGATCGGGTGGATGGCGGCGGCGCCCTCCTCGTTCTGCAGCTTCACGTCCGGGACCTCGTCGGCGGCGAGCGGCGCGCCCTGCTTCCCGGCCGCGGCGAAGATCCCGGCGCTCGTCCCGATGAGCAACCGGTGCGCGTCGAGGAGCCAGCGGACCTCCCCGGAGAGCCTCGAGGAGAGCGAGAGCTCCACCGCGTCCTCCGCGGCGGGAAGGGTGTGCTCGTCGAAGTTGACGAAGTTCTCGATCGCGCTCGCGACGACGGTGCGGGGCCGGTACGGCGTCGCGGCGCTGCCGAGGTTGCCGAAGACCCGGCGGCGCTCGAAGAACGCGACGCACGCGGCCTGGTCGGTCCGGACGAGCGTGCCCTTGCCGTCGAAGATCTTGAGGGGGTTCCGGCCGCGCGGCGGGCCGCGGGTGTAGTCGATCGTCCCGTTCGCCCAGACCTTGAAGCCGATGATCCCCGTCGCCGGCGGGCCGTCGAAGCTCACCTCGCCCTCACCGGCGAAGCCGATCTCCTTCCCCTGCCCGACGTAGAGCCGGACCCCGATCACCTCGGTCGTGTACGGGATCGGGACGACGAGGCCCGCCGGGTCGCCCTCCTGGAAGAAGTAGCCGCCGAAGGTGTTCAGCTCGGGGATCGCGGTGTAGACCCCCATCCCCGGGTTGTAGAACTTCACCTCGAACGGAGCGGACTCGGTGACGAACCCCGTCGCCGGGTCGCGCTCGAGCGTGGTGAGGAAGTACTTCCAGGGCTTCGCGGCCGCGGCGATCGCGCCGCCGCGCGCGGAGGGGCGCATGGGGCTCGCGTCGAGCGCCGCCATCAGGCGGGACGCGGGGATGTCGAAGCTCAGGTCGCTGAGGGTCCAGCGCGCGTGGGCGTAGCGCCGGAGCTCGGCCTCGACGTACCCGTGCCGGACGAGGGTGACGACGTCGCCGACCTGGGCGAACTGGACGCCGGCGAGGTCCGCGTGCGCGTAGGGCGTCGGGATCTCGTAGACCGCCGGCGAGTCCCACCAGGCCGGAGAGGCGGCCGGGTCGTTCCCGGTGTTCGCGGCCTGCAGGCTCCGGTACGCGACACCCCCGGAGCTCACCCAGGCGCCAGCGGCGTAGGTCGCGGCGACGTCCCAGGCCGGGTACTGCGCCGCGTCCGGCGCGACGTAGGCGCCGTTCACGTTCGTGATGAAGCGGGCGTACTGGTGCCCGAGCTCGATCGCGTAGGCCTGCCCCGCCGCCTCCGAGAAGATGAAGGGGAGGAGCCAGGCCGCCTGCGAGTGGTCCTTCCCGACGCGATCGGCGACGAGCCTCGAGCCGGGCCGGTTCACCGCGGCGCCGTGGGGGATCGGGAAGAAGTTCCGCATCCGCCGGACCGAGACCCCGTAGCCCGCGACCTCGGTCGCGTTCCAGAGGTCGGGAGCGCGTTCGCCCCCCGCGAAGCTGGTCTGGCGGATGCCGGGCATCGGTCACCGCACCCGCTGCCCGAGGCGCCGGGTGGCGCCGCGCGACGTGATGAACTCTCCGTCGGGCTCGACGGCGTCCTTCTGCTCGTTCAGCGCGGCCGCGGCCGCCTCGCGCAGCGCCCCCTGGGCGAGCTGCTGCATCTTCAGTGCGAGGACCTCGTCCTTCGGGATCGCCCGGGCGAGCTCGCCGGCGAGCTCGAACTCGAGCGCGCTCTCGAAGTCGGGGTCGAAGACCGCCGGGTTCTCGACCCGGAAGGTGTAGGCAATCTCCGCGTTCTCCTGGTCGCAGAGGATGAGCTTCCCGACGATCGGCTTCTCCTCGGCGGTCGTGTCGCGCCGGGCCTCGATCTTGTGCGCGACCATCTGGTCGCGGCGCGGGTTCCGCACGGCGGGCGGAACGACGTAGCGGACGGCGAGGGCGTCCGCGGGGTAGGCGTAGACATAGTCCCAGTCGGTCCGCGTCTCGCCGGCGACGAGCGCGAGCTGCTCGCGGATCGTGGCGAAGGGCCACGGGAAGGCGCGCCAGCGAAGGAGCCGGTCTCGCACCTTCGGGTACCAGAGCGCGCCCTGGGTGGCGAGCTCGCTCCGCGGCTGGTCCGCGAGCGCGACCTCGGAGTCGAGCATCGCCGTCTGGCCGATGCGCGATCCCGCCGCGTTGATGATCTCGACCTCGCTGGACGCCATCAGCCCTCCGTGGGCGGTGGAGCGGGCGGGACATCGGCCCCGCGGGCTGCGAGCCCGCCCGCTCCGGTCCGCGAGCTACAGCTTCCGGTCGCCCCTCTTGCCGCCGTCCTTCGGCGGCGCCTGGGCGTCCGTCTTCTTCTCCGGGACGTCCTGCGCGTCGATCCGGTCGAGCTCGGCAAGGGAGAGGCCGCGCTCCACCTTCGGCTCCTCCTTGGGGATCTCGACGAGCTGCAGGGTGCGCGCGCGCAGCGCCTCGAGCTTCGCGAGGTCGTCCTGCGCGCGCGCGACGGCCGCCTTGCCCTCGGCCGCGGCGAGGCGCTTCTCGGTCTGGGCCTTCAGGCCCTCGAAGACCTTCGCGAGCGCGTCGACGGCCTCCTGGTTGAGGGGGCGGAACGTGCGGGACGGGACGTAGTCCTCGGACGGTGCCGAGAAGATCGTCCCCTCCCTCACGAACCCGATCCCGGGCACCTGGGCGCCCGGCGGGAGCATCACGAGGTACTTGGCGGTCGCCATCGGTCAGGCTCCCAGCCTAGAGGTAGCTGACGCCGTCCTCGGGACGGGCGCTCTCGGGGATGAGCCCGGCCGTGAACTTCGCCCCGTTCGCCTGGTTGCCGCCGGCCGGGGTGAACTTCACGCCGAGGTACTGCTTGTTCGAGCCGCCGAGCAGCCGCGGCATCCGGTGGAGGCTGTTCGTGAGGAGGGCCGCCTTGAGGACGGTCTTCGTCGACAGCACCACCGGGTTGAGCGTCAGCGCCGCGTTGTCGGCCCCGATGAAGTCGAACTGCATCGAGGTGACGACGTCGGAGTCGGCGCCCAGGACACGGACGTACGGCGTGAGCGGCTCGCCCGCGCCCCAGTCCTTCGCAGCGCCCGCGTTCTTCACGCGGGTGCCGATGGCCGCGGCGCCGTCCATGCTCTGCCCGCCCGCGGTGGTGAACTCGTCGTCGTAGTCGAGGATCGGCATCTTCGTTCTCCTGGTGAATCGTGAGAGGTGACGGGGCGCCCTACGGGCCGCCCCACCGGTTCAGGTCCGCGTCGCGCTAGGCGACGACGGTCTCCGCGATCGAGAGCTGGTCGACGCGCCGCATCGGGAACTCCCAGAAGTGCGGCTCCTTGCGGCCGAGGTAGTCCTCGATCGTCAGCGCCTGGTTGGCGAAGGAGCGGGCCTGCTTCCGGAACGGCGCGTACAGCTTCTGCGGCGCGTAGAGCACGCGCTGGTTCGGCCCGGGGTCGGGCATGAACGCCATGATCTCCTCGAGCTTGTCGATGATCTTGCCCTGCGCGGGCGCGTCGAGGCCGGCGTCGGAGACGTCGATGTTGCAGAGGCGCGCGACGTGGCGCGGGTCCTCGACCGCGAGGCCGAAGAACCAGTTGTAGAGGGACACGTCGGCCTGGAAGCTGTTCCCGTCGTTGTCGTCGACCGGCTGGTTGAGGAGGTCCTCGAGCTGCATGCCGGCGACGGTGTTCGGCGGGTAGATGAAGTGCGACGCGTCCTGGCCCCAGTCGACGATGTAGATCGAGCAGGCGTCGCCGCCCACCACGGCCCCCATCGACCAGACCTGCGAGGCGACGCGGGATGCGCCCTCGTTCAGGGCGTTGAGCCGCGGGGCGAGGCCGTCGAAGGACGACTCGTCGAGCTTCACGTCGCCGTAGAACAGGGTGTTGCAGCCGAGCTGCGCGAGGGCCTCCTCGAAGGCGCGGTCCTCCTTCTGCCGCTTCGTGATGTACGCGGCGTCGCCCTTCAGCGTCCGGATGCGGCGGTCGATCTCGGAGCGACCGGCGAAGTAGCCGATCACGTCCCGGCGCTGGTCGGTCGCGCTCTTCGACCGGACCACGCCCTTGTTGATCTTCGCCGTCCCGACGGCGGGCAGGCTGCGCCGGTACGTCACCTGGTGGCCCAGCTCGTCGTTCGACGGGAAGGCCGGCGCGTCCTGCATCGGCGGGTTGTACTGGTTCATCAGCTCGTAGACCTGGGCCTGCGAGCCGTTCGGGTCCTCGCTCTTCGCGAGGTCCGCGAGGGTCATCCTGGTGTCGGCCATGACGTGTCGTGCTCCTGAGGAAGGGGTGGGCTACTTGCGCTGCGCCTGCTTCGTCTCGGCGGTGGCGTTCGGGTAGCGCTTCGAGATGCGCTCCTCCTTCGCGTCGGGCTTCGCGCCCCCCGCGCCGGTCGTCGTGCCGGTGCCGTCCTCGGCGGCGGACCTGCCGACCATCACCAGGAGCTCGGCGAAGTCGGGGTCGTCCCCGAGGCCGAGCTGCTGCAGCTTGGTCGCGACCTTCGTACCGAGGCCGTCCGCCGTCCGGTTCAGCGCCTCGACGCCGCGCTTCGCGGTCTCGAGGCTCTTCGTGAGCTCCGCGCCACCGATCCGCGGGTGCTTCTCGAGCTGCTGGCGGCGGTCCTTCGCCTCCTGCTCGATCCGCGCGACGACGGCCTTGTTCGACTCGCCGGTCTGCTTCGCGAGGAAGTCGACGATGCCCTGGGCGACCTTGGGGTCGACCTTCGTCTCCTTCGCGTGCTTCCCGAGCGCCTCGAACAGCGGCTTGTCGACGTCGCTGACCCCCTCGGGCAGCTTGAGCTCGTAGGGGGCGTCGACGGCGCCGGCTGCTGCTCCGGCGGCGCCCTGCGCGCCCTGCCCCTGCTGGCCGTTGGTC